GGAACAGGGGAACAGGGGAACAGGGGAACAGGGGAACAGTGAAGCGATCGACGACGTCGATCTGCACGCCGTCGAAGACCCCCGCCCCGACGTCGACGCCGTCTGCGACGCCATGGCCGCGAGCGTCCAGCGTCGCACCGGACGAGCCCCACGCGTCACCGCCGCCTGGCGCACGCAGGCACGCCTCATGATCGACCGAGACGACCGCACCGTCGAAGAGATCACCCGCATCATCGACTGGGCTGAGGGCAACGACTTCTGGCGCGCCAACGTCCTCAGCGTCCCCAAGCTCCGCCAAAAGTTCGACACCCTCCGCCTCCAAGCCCAACGCCCCCAGGGGCGACCACAGGGCGGGCAGGTGTTCTACGACCTGGCCGAGCAGTTCGCGAAGGAGGGCCTGTGATGGCTACGGCGACAGGGGTTTCTCTGGCGATCGGCATCCTCGTGGACGCCGGCATGTTGCCCGGCATCGTCGACGCCGAGGGTGGTAAGCGACGCATCCGCGCCTGGATGACGCTCCTGGACCAGGACATGACCGACGAGGTGCTCGCGGAGGCGGTGCGCCGCGTCGCGTCCGGCAACGTCGAGACCTACGGGGCGGCGAAACCGCAGCACGTGAACCGGGCCGCGAAGGCCGTCCGTGGCGAGCGCATCCGGGCCTGGCGCGAGCGCCACAGCCTGCCAACGGAGGGCCGCAGCGGCTTCGAGCAGTCGGCGTACCTGCGGGGCTTCCTGCGGGCGATCGGCAACGGCGTCGACGACGTCGAAGCGGACCGGCACGGGCGTGCGGCGCTGGCCCAGGCGGTTCAGGTGGCCGAGTTGGAGCCGGCGACGCCGCTGCCGGAGGTGCTGTCCCGGATGGATCACGCCCTGGGCGTGGGGCGTGTGCCGTGGGCTGACGCGCTCCCGGCGGCCCGCCCGGTGCCCGAGTTGACGGCTGCACCGTCGCCTGAGTCGTCGGGCGATGGGGCGGCTCGGGCTCGTGAGGTGCTGGCCGCTCTGGCGCGTTCGTCGCACCTCGGGGGTGACGGTGGGGCCGGAAGTGCCCCGAATCGTGCACGTAAGGCCCCTAGAGCGGCCTAATCCCCGTTTGACGATGCCGGCGTAGGGTCGTGCGATTTCGGGGTGGATTCACGCGCGTTAACGCGCTGTGCGGTCAGCCCCGCCACCCACCCCCCATCACGAACACGTAACAGCCGCCATCTCGCCTTGACGGTGCCCAAATGGGCACCTAAGGTTGTCCACGTGGGCAACGCGGGCACCCCAACCCAACCTACCCAATCCCCAGAACAAAGGACCGTAAAAAATGAGGATCGAAAACCTCTACCCCAAGCCGGTGCGCGGCGACTTCGCCACCTGCGCCCAAGCCCGCGACGACGCGGCCGCCACCTACGCCACCAAAGCCCGCGACCTCCTCGACCGGGCAGGCGGAGACGCCATCGGGGCGATCAGCCTCCTCTACCTCGCCGCCGACCAGCGCAAGGCCCAGCAGGTCGCCGAGGCTGCGGAGCCCACCCTCAGCGAGCAGGCCCTCGCCCAGACCATCCGCGAACAGCGCGACACCATCGACCAACTCAAGGGCCAGGTGGACCTCTACCGGAACCAGTGGAAGACGGCCGCCGACAATGCCGCCAGCATCCACGCCGACCAGATCGCCCGCCTCCAGTCCATCCTCTGCGCCGTCACCAACTCCACCTGCGGTCAGGCCCGCATGTACTCCTACGACCTCCAGGTCCTCCCCGTCGGCACCGTCGTCCGTGACGAGTCCGGCCGATCTTGGACCCGCATCGACGACGAGGACGGCGGCGTGTGGGCTACCCCCACCAGGGACGACACCCTCTCCTCCAATGACCTCGCCGAGGAGACCACCGCCTGGATGGCATGGGTGGCGGACCTGTGAGCCGCCTCGACCACATCGGCGGCGATGGCGTCGACGTCACCGACGCAGCCGAGTTCCTGTGCGCCTGCGCCGACTACCAGGACTCGGAGGCTGCGGCCCTCGATGAGCGGGACCGGCAGTGGCGCGGGGCCGGCCGGATCGACGCCAACCTCCCCTGGGGTGCGATCGGCCGGCACGCCACCAACCGGGCGCGGCTCCTCGACTCGCTCGCCAACCTCCTCTACGTCGACTCTGACACTCTCGTCGACGGCCTCTAACCCCCAACCTCCCCAGGAAGGAACACCCCATGTACCCCGAGATCGACATAACCACCTCCAGCAGTGAGGGCGACCAGACGGTGGCCCGCCTCCGCATCTACGACGCCCGCTGGATCCCCACCTGGGGGCCGATCGGCCGCCGCCAGGTCCGCAAGCTCCAGCGCGACGGGTGGAGCCACGTCGGCTCACTCCAGACCGGCCTCATCCGCCGCGAGCACTGCCTCATCCAGATCACCGAGAGGGGCGAGCAGTGAGCCGCCACCACCATCCGCGACTGGGCGACGTCGTCGCCTGCCGAGACGCAGACGGCACATGGCACACGGCGAGGGTCACCGCCAGCAGCGCCGACGCCATCGACGACTGCACCGAGGTGGTCATTCTGGAAGCCGCCCCCGAGGAGCCCACACCATGGCCGGCAGCGCCCATGATCCTCGTCGTCGACGGGGAGCGACGCCCCACCGGGCAGCCCGGCGACCTCACTGTCACCTCGCTCAGCGGGCAGATCCTCCTCCGCACCCCCGAGGGCCACTACCGTGGCGTCCGGTCCCGGCTCGTCAAGCAATCCAGGGGTGACCAGATCAGGAAGTGGGTCAACCTCGCCGCCGTCGAGCAGCAGGCCATCACGGATCTCGCCAGCGTCGCCCTGAACGGGCCGCTAGCCGCCCTAGACGGCGCGGTCACCGACGTCCTCACGTCCGCAGACATGGTCAAGGACGGGGGGTACCTCCAATGAAGACCACCCTGGACTGGTCGCAGCCGCAGCGCTGCCGTGACTGTGGGAGACGACTTCGCCCCTCCATGTCCCTCGTGACTGACTGGCCCGGCACGCGCCTCCACCACGGGAACGGCCTCTGTCGCCCATGCAGTGCGGCCAGACGCCGCGCGGGCATCCGTCTAAGCGACCGCGTGCGCCACGAGCCCAAGCGGCGCGGCAACCCCACCGTCGCCGAACTCGCCGCCGCCGGTCACCCCTGCATCTCACCAGCACCCACACCCAGCCGCGTAAGGACCTACCCGCTATGAGCCTCATCATCGACAAGCCAGGCATCTATCACGGCCTCGACGAGCAGTGGTATCACTCCGACCCGACCCTCCACCGCTCCCTGTCATCCACTGAAGCCAAGATGATCCTGGACGCCCCCGCGGCCCTCCACCACTACCGGAACTCGCCGCGAGCGCCCCGCCCGGAGTTCGACTTCGGGAGCGCCGTCCACTCGCTCGTGCTCGGCGTGGGAGCGCACCTGGAGTGCTACCCGGAGGATGTGCTGTCCGCGTCCGGTTCGACGGGGACGAAGGCGGCCCGCGAGTGGGCAGCCGGCGTCCGCGCCGACGGTGGAATCCCCCTGAAGGAGGACATCTACGACGCCATCCACGACTGCGCCGCCGCCGTCACCGAGCACCCCCTGTGCCGTCGCATCTTCGCCGACGGGGACCCGGAGGTCAGCGTCTTCAACGAGGACCCCGGAACCGGCGTGTGGATGCGTGGACGCCTCGACTGGATCATGCCCCCCGTCGGAGGGGACGGCGCGCACGTCCTGGTGGACCTGAAGACCACGGACGACGCCCAGCCCGACGCCTTCACGAGGGCGGCCGCCCGCTACGGCTACGACGTGCAGCGAGCCTGGTACCGGCGCATCTGGCGTGACCTCACCAGCGAGGACGCCCGCTTCCTCCACGTCGTCGTCTCCAAGCGCGCCCCATACCTCGTGTCCGTCTGCGAGATGGATTGGAGCTTCGACGACCTCGGAAAGACGAAGGTGGAGAAGGCGCTGCGCCTGTACCGGGACTGCCTCGAATCGGGGGACTGGCCTGGTATCCCCGCCGAAGTCCACCAGATCTCCGCCCCCGCCTACTACCTCGACTCAGACAAGGACTGACCATGGCTCTCAAGACACGCAAGCCGACCGGGCAGGTCTCCTGGCCGTTCCTCCTCCTCGCCGGCGCGGAGAAGTCCGGCAAGTCCTACGCCGCCGCAGCGTTCAGCGCCTCCGACCTGATCGGCCGCACGTTCTGGATCGAGGTCGGCGAATCCGACGCCGACATGTACGGCAGCCTGCCGGGCGTCCGCTACGAGATCGTCGAGCACGACGGCACCATGGCGTCCATCCTCCAGGCCGTCCGAGACGCCAGCGCCGAACCCACCCGCGGCGGTAAGCCGAACTGCATCGTCGTCGACTCCATCACCAACATCTGGGACATGCTCATCGGCGAGCAGGAAGCCGTCACCATCCGACGCGGCAAGACCTCCATGACGATCGACCAGTGGAACACGGCGAAGCGGCAGTGGCGCAAGCTCGTGACCGCGCTCAACTCTCACCCCGGCCCTGTGCTCGTGACCGCGCGCCTGGAGCAGGTGACGGTCATGGCGAATGGGCGGCCGACGACGGACAAGACGTGGAAGGTGCGTGCGGAGAAGTCCTTGCCGTTCGAGGTGACGGGGACCGTGGAGATGCGGGCGCCTGGGGAGACGTACCTGACGGGCCTGCGGTCTTTGAAGGTGAAGGCGGCGCAGGGGCAGCATCTCCCGATTCAGGGGTTCACGGTGGATGGGCTCATGCGTGACCTGGGCGTTGACGGCGGCGCCCGCCGCCTTACCCCTGCCGTCGAGCAGCCCCAGCAGTACCCCGACCCCACCGACCTCTTCCAGGACGGGGGGCAGTGAGATGGGCGCACGCGACTTCCTGGCGCTCTGCCTGTTTGCCTTCGTCGCAGTGTGCGTGCTCGGCGCGTTCATTGCCCTCGCCATGCTGGTGCGCACCCTAGCGGTCGCGATGTGGGTGAAGTGGGTAGCTGGCCTCGGATTATCCTACCTCTGCACTGTCTCCCTCCTCGGCTTGGGGTGCGTCTCGGTGGAGGCGAGGTCGCGATGATCCAGGTCATCCCGGTTCGGCGGGCCTATGTGTCGATGTCCTGTGACTGGCCCGGCTGTGAGGCGCGGATCGACCTCCCCGAAGGCCCCGACGACACGGACCGGAACATCACTCTCCTCAACGCCGCCTACGCCCTCGCGCGCCGTCTCGGCTGGGAGATCACCGACGACATGGACGGGGAAGTCGTCTGCCCCCACCACCCCACGGAGGCGGCATGACCGTCCTCCTCATCACCCTCATCCTCATCACCCACACCCACCGGAAGGAACACCATGACCAACTGTCCATTCACTGAGACCGCCAAGAAGATCGCGGCTGCTGCGGGGGTCCTCAGCGACTCGACGCTCCACTCCGTCTCTCGCTGGCACCTACGTCTCGCCCTCATCGGGTCGGCGGTCATCGGCAAGAATGCCAACGGCGAGGTCACGCCCGAGATCAAGCGGCGCAACGTTATCACGGGGGCGCTGCGTGAGATCGCCGCTGACGCGGCTTCCACCCTCTTCGATTACGGCGTCGAGGACCCGGCGGCCGCGTTCGTCGCTGAGTACGAGCGGGCTGCCGTCAAGCATCCGGGGATGACGCTGGACGCGGACGGTCACACGGACGAGTCGCGCTTCTACGCATTGGCTGAGGAGGTCGGGGAGGTGGCTGCCGCCCTCACCTACGACAACGCCCAGGACACGGGCCACAACGCCGACCTCATCGCCGAAGTCACCCAGGTAGGCGCCCTCGCCCTCGCCTGGCTCACCCGCTACCAGGACGGAGGGAACTGAAATGACTACCCCCGCCACCCGGCATCCCTGGCTCTGGAACACCAAGGACATCCGCGACTCGCTGAACTCCTACCGGGAAGGAAAAGGCTACGGAGGAGCAGCCAGCGGAGACCCCGAGGCCATGGCCGACGACATCGAGGACCTCCTGGATCACGCCAACGAGTGCCGGGCCAGGATCACCGAACTCAAGGACACGATTTCCACCCTCCGGGAAGAGAACTACCACCTCAACTCCACGATCAAAATGCTGGAGGAGAAATGAGCGTCCCGGCCAGGATTGTCGACAAGCTCAGGAACTACGAGTACGAGAAGTGCGGCTACGAGAGCGCGATTATCGACATCTACGCGCTCATCCACCACATCGCCATCTTGGAGGAGGAGATCGACAGCCTCAAGGAGCACGCCCCGCGTCCGGTTGAGGGTGACGGGAGTGACCTGCCCATCGATACCGTCGTCGTCGACAAGAACGGGGATGCCTGGCAGCACTACGAGGCAAACGGCTGGGAACCCATTGGTGGCTGCTGCTGCATGCACCACACGCTACCTGACGACGGCACTCCCTACATCATCGTCTACACCCCTGAGAAGGAATCATGACCCCTACAGCCCCCAAGTCAAGAGACATCCCCGCCCAGGTCGACGACGTGCGGCTCGCTAAGGAGATCACCGTCTCTGGTAGCGAAATCTTCGTCGACGGAGACCGGTTCCCCTGGTTCGTACGGGAGAACCCGAGGATAGTCCCGTTCGATGACGGGCTGGTCGCACTCCAGGTTTTGATCCTGGCCGAACATGTCACGGTCTCGTCAAATACGGAGAAGCGATGACCAGCCGCACTCGAATCATCCCGGCATGTCGCGATTCGCGAAAACCGGGCGAAAACGCGACAATATGACCACTCCCCAGGAAGGAAAAGCCATTGGCTAACGAAACCGTAATCACCGTGTGCGGCGTTCTCGGTCAGGACCCGGAACTCCGGTTCACCCCGGCAGGGAAACCCGTCGCGAACCTCTCCATCGCCTCCACCCCGAGCCGCTACGACCGCAGCGCCTCCCAGTGGACGGACGGCACAACCATGTGGATGCGAGCCAGCGCATGGGGCGACATGGCTGAGAACGTCGCCGAGTCCCTACGCAAGGGCATGTGGGTCATCGCCCAGGGACGCCTAGGCCAGCGGGACTACACCACCCGCGAAGGCGAGAACCGCAGCGTCCTGCAACTCGAAGTGGACCACATAGGCCCGGACCTGCGCAGGCAGCGCGCCCAGGTGACGAAGCAGGCCCCCACCGGCCAGCAGGGTGGGTTCGCGCAGCAGCCTGCACAGCCTGCGGCGTTCGGGTCGGGGAACGTCCCCACGGCGGCCCAGGACCCGTGGGGGACCGGGGGCGCCCACCCCGGCGAGCCCCCCTTCTAAACCCAACGGCTGGCCCCGACACCACGCCGGGGCCAGCCACCACCCCCAACCCACAATCACCCTAGGAGACCCAATGAAACCCAACCCCACCTTCAGCCAGCGCCTCGGATACGCCGTCGGCCTCACCCTCGCCATGGCCGCGTGCTTCGCTGTCATCAGCGTCATCATCTGGATCATCACCGCCACCTGGCGCGCAATCATCGGAGGCTGACATGGCCGTATACGACCCAGACAAGTACCGAATCCGGTGCGGCGACCACTACCTTCAACCGGAAGTGACAGTCGAATTCCATGCGGTCGGGAACAGTGAGCGACCGCACCACGTCACCCGAGTCCACTGGGGGCAAATAGCCATCATCCGCTGCAAAAAATGCGGCCATGAAGCCACCACAGAAGACCTCACAATCCGAACCCAGTAACCCCAGGAGACCGAAATGACCGACCATGTACTCAGGCGCGACGAAGCGGCCGAACTCCTCGACGCAGTCAACGAGAGCATGTGGAAAGCAACCGACCATGCGCGATACCCGACAGCCGCACTCATAGCCCTCACCCAGGCCGTCCTCGAAGTCGGCGAACAACTCCGAATCGCAAACCGGCTCACCATCGCCGCCGCCGCAAAAGACCCCATCGACATCACCCCCGAAACCGCCGCCACCCTCGGCATCAAGACTCAGGAGTAACCATGACCAACTGGCCTACAGCACCCCTCATCCGCATCATTAAGGGCAGTATTCATGGCAGCCCAATTGACGGGAAATTCGCGGTGAGGGCGACGCACGGTGGATACGGGATTGATACGCACTTCCTTCCGCAAGGCTACTTCGGTGTACGCATCGATAAATGGGAGGATATTACCCCCGTCCCCACCGCCGCGCTCAAGCGCCTACAGGACGCGTTCCGGGGGATCGACGTAATCGAGTCCCTGGAGCCACCCCTCCTGGAAGTCCTCTCCTACCTGACTGTCGACAAGCCCACCGCGCTCGCCCGGGCCGTCACCCGCGTCAAGGACATCGCGGGGGCCCCTATGGTCGACGCCGAGACCCTGCCGGCAGACCGCCTCTCGCTCCTCCTGGACGCCCTCGCCAGCGTCCAGAGCGCATCCCGCAAGGTCGCCCCGCTCGCCATGGTCGCCCGCATCTGCGTCGACTGGGCCGACCTGGAGAACCCGCGCCGCGACTCCCTGGAGGCCGCACGAGCGAGGATCGAGGTGCTTTCCGACTCAGGAAGCTTCATCGTCCTCTCCTCCCTCGTGGGGGACGTGACTACCGCCCTGTGCGATAACTTCTCGCCGCGTCATGACCTCATCGACGCCGGTGCCTACGCCCTCGCGTGGGCCGCCCAGATTATCGAGGAGGAGGACAAGTGATGTGGCTCGGACTGCTCCAGTGGGCGGCGACTGTCCTCCTGCCCCTGTGCCTGAGTGTCGCCCTGTGGCTCGCGCTCATCCAGATCAGGGGCCTCCGCGAGCGCGCCGAGACGGCGGAGAGGGCCGTCCAGCAGATCGCCGACGCCATCCGCTACGCCGCCAAGCGAGCCCAGGGCGGGGGCGACGGTGACTGACGCCCGTTCCTGTCCCGTGACGGGGGAGCCGCTGCGAGGTGACCGGTACGTGAGCGTCACGGCCTGCCAGCGGCTCGCAGAGGCCTCCCACGGCATCGTGGCGCTCATGGGCGCCCTCGACGCCGCCAAGGCCGGGCTCAGGCGCGGCCAAGGCGGCGGGGCTGCCACCACGCCGTGCAGCCGACCCCCGGTCCGCTTGGGCGTCGTCCAGGCCGCGAGCGCCCACGAGAGGACGCTACTCAAATGGGCGAAGTGGGCGACACATGACCTCCTCGGGGCCAACACCCCGCAGACATGGACGGAGGTCTCATGGGCGCTCAGGGGCGCGTCCGCGCACCCCGGCCGGCCCGAGCTAGCGACCCTCATCCCCGAGGTCCTGGCCGCTATCCGGGCCATCACGGCGCTCGTGGACGTCCCCGAGGATGCTCGCTTCTACGGGCGGTGCCTCACCGACCTGGGGGACCGGGGTATCTGCGACCAGCCCGTCTACGCGGCGGCGGGATCCTCGTGGGCGCGCTGCCCGGCCTGCGACACCCAGTGGGAACTCCAGCCGCTCCTCGCGAGCCACCTGGAGGCGGCCGCCGACTGGCTAGTCACCCCCGACGAAGGGGCCCGGCTCCTCACCCAAGCCGGGTACCCCACACGCCCCGGTACCATCCGACTCTGGAAACACAGGGGCCACCTCACCGACCACGAAGGCAGATACCACGTCGGCGACCTACTCGCCGCCGCCGCAAGACGAAAGGAGAGGGCAGCATGACACCAGAGATGATCCAGACGGCGCTAGCCGCCGTCGCCGAGGAAGCCGTCAAGGCATCCATGAAGGGAAGCCTCACCGCCGCCATGATGGGGCACGCCGCCGCCATCGGCGGCCTCGCAGCCGGCCTACCAACCGCCGACGCCACCGAGGCCATAGGGAAGGTGATCGGCATGCTCACCGAAGCCCGAGACGCAATCGGAGACATGAAATGACCGACGTCGAGATCGCGCACCCATGGGCCGAAGCGCCCTGGGTGGCCGCGAGCGCCGAGGAGCAAGCCAAGCGTGACACCGAGGACGCCGAGTGGGACCGCCTAGCAGGCGCGATCGCGCGCGTCGCCATCGCCATCAACCGGCCCGGCAGGCTGCCAGCCAAGGCCGTCCCCTTCGGTCCTGGATGCGCCATCATGAGGCTACCGGACCACCCGAGAGAGGAAGGGCCGCTACTGGTCCTACGAACATGACGAAGGCGCCCCACCAGCCAGGTGGGGCGCCTCCCGTATTCGGTCAGCGGGTGTGCTTCTCGACGATCTCCCAGAACTTGCTTGGGTAGATGTCGGGGCTCAGGCAGTAGGTGATCATCCTGCCCTTGGTGATGAACATGGTGATGGTCTCGTCGGCGATGGCGTCAATGTCGAAGGCGTCATCGATCGGGCCGGTGGCGTCCTCGCTCTGGCGTAGCACGTCGCGAATCTCGTGCTCGATGGCTTCGTTGCGTGTGGGGTACAGGTTCATGACTGTTCTCTTTGGGGTAGTTGGGTTAGGGGTCGTGCCCGGCGGGGGAGCCGAACCCCCGCTGCGACCATCCGGGCGGGTAGGCGGGTCAGTTGGCGGTCTCAGGGTCGTAGCCGAGGAGGGCGGCGACGGCGGCGCGGAGGTCAGCGTCGGTGGGGTCATCGTCCGGCCAGGCGGCCACGCGGCCGTTGATGATGAGGCCGAGGTCGCGGCTCTCCTGGACGTACTGGCCGCGGGGGCCGATGGCGATCGTGCCATCCACGAGGTCGATGACCTTGATCTGGCCAGCGGCGGCGTAGTCGGTGTTCTTGATGGTGTTGAGGGCCTTGCGGATGGTGCTCATTTTGGGGTTCCTTTCTTCGTTCCCGATGGCTTAAGTGTATGCTCTCATACTGAATGGGGTCAACCTCTCAAGATGTGCGCTGCCACACACCAAGCCAGCGGTCCAACGTCTGCCGAGTCACCCCCGCCGCGAGCGCCACCGGAGCCTTACCCTTCCCGGCACGCACCGCAGCCACCGCCGCGGCCCGACGCTGGTTCTCAATCTCATCCAGCACCTCACGAACCGCCTCCACCTCACAGCGCAGGCGGTCCAACTCCAACAAGCTCGGGACCTCCTGGTTGTTCATGAGTCCCTCACCGTGCTCGCCATAACCGAGTGCTTCCAGGCGTCGCAGATGCCCACCATCGTGAACGAGTTCCCCCGCAGGTGGGAGTGATAGGCGCTACGCCCCTCCTCCGCATCTGTGAGCCGCTCCGTCTGTGCGAGCAGCAGCCACGCGCCAACCATGTCACCATCTCCTTCGGAGGCCACGTGCGCCATCACAGCCTCCTCCAATGCGCGCTCAGTCTCAGCACTCATCATCTTCTCCTCTCTAGGTCAGGCCCGGCCCCCACGGTAGGGCCGGGCAGGTGGGTGTTCAGTCGTTCAGCATCGCCCGGCGGTAGACGTCGATCGCCTCCGTCACCGCCGGGTCGGGGTGGCGCATGGACGGGACGTCTAGGCTGCCGTACATCTCAGGCGTCCACTCCTCGCGCGGGACGTAGCGCTCCACCGCCGGCCAGCAAGACGACTCCTCCGTCGTCACGAACCGGCCGGGGTGCGTCTCGATCACGAAGGCCGCCTCAACCTCGTCGTCGAAGGCATCCAGGTGGAGGCGGATCACCGCGCCATCGTCAGCGGTAGCGACCAGGACAGCGCCGGGGTAGTCGGAGGCGGTGGCAGGGTTCCAGTTGTAGCGGGCCATGGTGGTTTCCTTTCTGGGGGCGCCCACCCCATTTCGGGGCGGGCAACGGGGGCGGTCAGTTGGTGGTCGCCTTGGCGGCGAGGATCATCTCTTCGACCGTCTTCGGCAGGCGGAGGAGGTTCACGTCCTGGTGGGCGAGGGCGCAGTTCACGCGCCACACGGCGCTGTTCACTTGGTGGATTGTGGCGAGTCCGCCGGCCCAGTGGACATCGATAGCCTCACCTTCGACGTCGGGGAGGGAGTAGACGGTGACGGCCTCGGGGCCGTAGTAGCGGGCCAGGTAGGTGGCGGCTGCGATGGTGGCGGACATTCTGGGGAGTTCCTTTCTGTCTGTTCCGATGGCTCTAGTGTATGCCTGCATACCGAATGGGTGCAAGCCCAGGGGGTGTATGCAAACAGTGGGGTGGGCCACACTAAAGGGGGCGGGGCTACAGCAAGGGGGCGCCCATCATGGACACCCACCCCCTCGCGAAACAAGGGCACCCCCACTAAACAAGGGGGGCAGGGATATCAACGCAGGGGCAGGGGATGAATGACGGGGGCACCCCACAACAAACCACCCCGACCCCGTAACCAAACCGCAACACGCCAGGCACGACCACCACTTGCACATCGCCACTGAAACACGCATCATACGAACATAGGCAAACTGTCAGAGCCCAGCCGTCCACAAGACTGCTGGGCTCCACTGTTGCTACCCTTCTGGGGAGAAGGGAATGGGGAGAAGCGACGCGGCCCGCTCACGCACAGCAGCGTGACGCGGGCCGCGTGCGCACGCGCGCGCGAGGAGGACGACGTGACCACCTCACGCACCGGCACCACACGCTGGCTCCACAACGCAGCAGCGGCCAAGCGCAGCGCGCGCGCGGCAGGACTAGAGCACTGTCCGCTCTGCCACGTCCGCCTCGCCTGGGACGCTAGCCTACTGCCTAGTAGCCCTGAGGCCGACCACATCGTGCCTCACAGTCGAGGCGGAAACGACTCATTAGACAATATTCAAATCATCTGCCGAAAATGCAACCAACACAAAGGAAACGGCAGAAAAGTGCGGCCACCAAAACGGAAACGCAACCAAACGGCCAGAATCAAACCAACAACCGACCACGAAACATGGTAGAGTAGCCACAGAAACACCGGGACAGGGGGGATATACCCCCCGCCCGGCCATTCTCGCCCCCCCGTGGGTATAGCGGCATCTCTCCCCACTGTTTTTTCCCAAGGGGGTGCTTATGAGTGCCGCGAGACTCCGTGCCGTGAGGGACGACGAGACGGCTCCTCAGGCCCCTGGGAGCGTCTTGGATGCGACGGAGCACGGGGACAGCAGGGACGTGATGGTGACGCTTCGCCGTCGCCTCGCTGCGTCTATTGATGACCCGAGCACCCCTGCCCGCGACCTGGCCGCCCTATCCCGTCGCCTCCTGGAGGTGGACAAGACCATCCGGGAGATCGACCTGGCTCGCGAGGAGCATGAGCGGCAGACGGCGACCGAGGCAACGGAAGACGAAGATGGGCTCGGGGACATCTGAGCCGCGCCTGTCCGACATCGCCAAGCACCTCATCCTGCCCGAGGGCATCACGTCCACGGGCTGGCCGGCCGTCCGCGACCGGGCGAAGCGCTTCGGCCTGACCTTCGACCGCTGGCAGGACGGGCTGGGGCGCGCGATCCTGGCGAAGCGGAAGAGTGGGCTCTACGCGGCCAGCATCGACGGCGTGCAGGTCTCGATCTGCCGTCAAGCGGGCAAAACTTTTACCTTCGGGGCGATGATCTTCGCCCTGTGCACCCTGAACGAAGGGCTCTTCGTCCTCTGGACGGCACACCGCACGAGGACGGCGGATGAGACGTTCGCGTCGATGCAGGGGCTCGCCCTGAAGCCGGAGATCGCCCCGTACATCGACGGCCGACCAAGGCAGGCGAACGGCCAGCAGCAGATCCGGTTCACCAACGGGAGCCGCATCCTGTTCGGCGCCCGCGAGGGCGGCTTCGGCCGTGGCTTCGCCGGCGTCGACATCATCGTCTTTGACGAGGCGCAGATCCTCGGCCAGCGGGCGCTGGATGACATGGTGCCCGCGGTCAATACCGCCCCGAACCCACTGATCCTGAGGTTGGGTACGCCGCCGCGCCCGACGGACCCGTCTGAGGCGTTCACGACGTTCAGGAAGCAAGCGCTCGCGGGTGAGATGAGTGATGGCCTGTATGTCGAGGTCGGCGCGGATGACGATGCGGACCCGGACGACAGGAAGCAGTGGCGGAAGGCGAACCCGAGTTTCCCGCATCGGACGCCGGAGTCGGCGATCCTGCGGATGAAGCGCCAACTGGGGCCAGAGTCGTTCCGTCGCGAGGGCCTGGGAATCTGGGACCCGGAGGTCGCCTCTCAGGCAATCGGCCGCGAGGCGTGGAACGCCCTGACGGTGGACGACGCCCCGAGCGGGCTGCGCTGGTGCGCGGCCGTGAGGTTCTCGGTGGACGGCTCTACGGTGGCCCTGGCTCGCGCTGGCCGCAAGCCTGAGCGCAAGAGTGAGGCTGTCTATGCTCAGCTGTGCACCTCGCAGGGGGTGCGCAACATGGGTGAGGGCGTCCACTGGATCCTGGACTACCTGACCGAGCACCGGGACCGGTGGGCGCAGATCGTCGTCGACGGCAAGTCCGGCGCGGGCGACCTGGTTGACCGCCTCCGCGCCGCAGGATTCAGCCCGAAGGTGATTTGGACGCCGACGACGGATCAGGTCATCGCCGCGCACGCGATGATGGACGCCGCGATCCGGGACCGCACCCTGTCGCACCCGGACGACGCCGAGCTTGAGGCTGAGGCCGCCGTCATCTCCCGCCGGAAGATCGGCGCATCCGGCGGGTTCGGCTGGACCGCCCCGGAGGGGATGACCTCAGCCGGGATGGACGCACTGACACTGGCCCACTGGGCCACGAAGACAACGAAGCGCAGGCCGCGCGAACTGGCCGGTGCCCGCGTGGGGGTGGTGATGTGATGGACCAGTGGGCCTACTACTCTCCGGTGCCGACCGACGTCGTCGGCCTGGCTGAGGATGACGCCGCCCTCATGGCCCGCCTGGTCAAGCAGTGGCAGGCCAAGCGCGCCCGAAACGCTCTCCGCCGCCAGTACCGGGACATGCAGGTGAACGTGGCGTTCCTGGGTGCCTCGGTGCCGCCCTACATGCGGGACCAACTGGATATCGTCTGTGGCTGGCCGGATAAGGCGGTCACGTCGCTGGCGTCCCGCTGCATGTGGGATGGGGTCACGTCGCCGTCAGGCGAGGAGGACCCCCTAGGGGCCATGTCGCTGCTGCACGAGAACAGGTTCGACCTGCTCGTGCCCGAGCTTGTGGACGCGACCCTCACCTACTGCTGCTCGTTCGTGGTGGCCCTGCCGGGTGATCCGGCTGCGGGTGACCCTGACGTGGTTGTGACGGGTGCTGACGCTCTGTGGGCTACTGGCCTGTGGGATGTGCGTCGTCGTGGCCTGGAGGCTGGCCTGCTGGTGGACTCTGCGGATGACAACGGCAAGCCGACGTCGATGCTGCTGCTGACGGCTGAGCATGTGACTCGCCTGGCCCTGGGCGACCGGGGGTGGGTGGCCGTCGCGAGGATGGACCACTCCCTGGGGCGCGTCCCTATGGAGCCTCTGCCGTACCGACCTGCGCTCGGCCGCCCGTTTGGGCGGTCGCGTATCAGCCGCGAGGTCATGTCCATCACGGACCGCGTCGTCAGGGCAGGCTTCCGCACCGAAGTCAGTAGCGACCTGTACGCGGCTCCGGCGCTGCTGCTGCTGGGGGCGGATGAGACGATGTTCCAGGACGCCCAGGGCGAGAAGGTTCCGCTCTGGTCCTGGTACATGGGGCGCCTCAAATCGCTGCCGAAGGACGAGGACGGGGACAAGCCCGATCTCCAGGTGATCCCGCAGCAGAGCATGGAGCCGTTCTTGGCGATGAAGAGGGCGCTCGCGGCCGAGTTCGCTTCGGCGACGTCACTGCCGATCTCCGCGCTCGGCATCGTCCAGGACAACCCGTCCTCGGCTGAGGCGATCTACGCCGCCAAGGAGGACCTGGTCATCGAGGCGCAGAACACGACGCGATCTATCGGCTACGGCCTGAACCGGATCGTGCAGGACGCCATCTGCCTCCGTGACGGTATCCCCGTGACTGAGATGGATGACGAGGTGCGGAATCTCGCCACGAGGTGGCGCAACCCGGCCATGCCGAGTGTCGTCAGCCAGTCCGACGCCGTGGTCAAGCAGATCAGCGCGATTCCGGAGCTCGCTCAGACTGACGTGGCCCTGGAGGAACTGGGGTACAGTGCTGAGCAGATCGTCAGGATTCGGTCGCAGATCAAGCGGGCGCAGGCTGGTGGGGTGCTGGATCGTCTGCTGGCGTCCACGCCCACCCCGCCCGAGCAGGAGCCGCAGGAGCCCACTGAGGCCCCGGTCGAGGTGACCAGCGGTGACGACGCGGGCTGACCTAGAGCGCCTGTCCCGCGGCCTGGATGAGGCCACGCGGATGGCGTTGGCGGCCTTGTCGGCGGCGTTTGGGCGCCTGGACCTGTCCAGCCCTGAGGCTGCGCGTGATGCTCTTCTGGCGGTGATGCCGGCCATCGCCGCCCAGTACGGCGACCTAGCCGCGTCCAGTGCTGCGGAGTGGTATGAGCGGCTGCGTGCCGACGCCGTCGGCGGCACCTACTCGGCCATCCTGGCTGACGGGCCGTCCGAGGTGCAGGTGGCGCAGGCGACCCGCTGGGCGGTCGGCGGCCTGTGGGGCGCTGAACCGGCTGGGGTGCAGGCCACCCTGGGGAACGCGCTGTCCCGATTCATTGGGCAGCAGGGGAAGGACACGGTGCACCGGAACGTCGCCGTCGACCCTGCCCGACCTCGGTGGGCGCGCGTGCCCGGCCCTGGCGGCTGCTGCGCCTGGTGCAGCATGCTCGCCTCCCGTGGTTTTGTCTACGCCAGTGCCACGACGGCCGGGCAGGGGCACGCCTACCACGATCACTGCTCGTGCGTCCCGACGCCGTTATGGAAGGGCCAGGCGGCCAACATCCATGGCTATGACCCGAAGGCTCTGCGTGCCACCTATGACAAGGCCAGGGCGGCCGTGAAGGCGTCTGGGGCCGCCGTCGACGACAAGGCGATCGCCGCCGAGATGCGCCGCGTCGCCCCTGAGTCTTTCACTGACGGGGTTTCCCCCGCCGAGTGACCCAACACCTACCGAGCCCCTGCCGCGATGGTGGGGGCTTTGTCGTGCCGCGATGGCACCAATCACCGAGGGAGAACCCAATGGACAAGACCGCCAACGAGGCCACAGAGCCGGCCGAGGCCACCGAGCAGACCAGTGGGGAGCCCGCGACGGGCGACGCCACCGACACGCTCGGAGACGCCGGCAAGAAGGCCCTAGCCAGCGAGCGGGCCGCGAGAAAGGCCGCCGAGAAGCGCGCCGCCGACCTCGCCGCCCAGATCAAGGCCGCTGAGGACGCCAGCAAGACCGAGGCTCAGAAGCAGGCCGAGACCCTAGCCAGCCTCCAGGCCGACCTGGCCGCCATGCGGGCCGAGAAGGAGCGCGCCGAGGTCGCCGCCAAGACCGGCGTCCCCGTCGACATCCTCGCAGGCCCCGGAGACGACCCCGCCGCCTGGGCCGAGCAGGTCAAGACGTGGGCCGCCGAGCAGGCCAAGCCCACCGAGGCCCCCGCCCAGCCGGTCGTCCGCCACCACGGCAACCCGCCCGGCGCGGGAGCCGCCTCCCTCGATGAGCAGATCGCCGCCGCCGAAGCGGCCGGAGACCAGACACTCACGGCCTCCCTGAAGGCCCTGAAGCTCGGCTCCCACTGATGAGCCATCACGAACGAAAGGAGCCATGATGCCCGGAATCACCGGCATGGCAACCACCTACAACTGCCCGAACTACGTCGGCGAACTCTTCGCCGCCAGCCCCGAGGACACGCCGCTGCTGTCCTCAATCGGTGGACTGACCGGCGGCAAGTCCATCGGCGGGACCGAGTGGTCCTGGTCCGGCTACGACCTGCGCGACGCCGAGGACGGCCGCCAGCGCACCGAGGGCGCGAAGGCCCCCGGTTTCGAGGCCCGCAAGCGCTTCGCCGCCTCCAACGTCACCGAGATCCACCAGGAGGCCGTGTCCGTCTCCTACACCGCCCAGGGCGCAACCAAGCAGGTGACCCCGGCAACCGGGTCGACGACTGTCACCATCGGCAGCACCGTCCTGCCCGCCGACGAACTGGCCTTCCAGATCGGCACCCAGCTGAAGCAGATCGGCCGTGACGTCGAGAAGACCTTCATCACCGGGAAGTACGCCAAGCCGACGGACAACCAGACACCCCGCAAGACTCGCGGCCTCATCGAGGCGATCACCACGAACGTGGCGACCACCACCCACAAGGCCAGCGAACTCACTGAGGCCGACGTCGTTGACCTCATCGAGAAGGTCTGGACGAACGGTGGCCTCCAGGAGGGCGAGACCCGGACCCTCATCGTGAACTCCACGCTGAAGCGCGCCCTCACCAGGGTCTTCATCAAGGAGGCGAAGTACCAGGAGTCGTCCCGCAACGTCGGCGGCGTCAACCTGAAGACCATCGAGACCGATTTCGGGTCCCTGAACATCATGCTGAACCGCTACGTTCCGCCCACGAAGCTGATCGTCGCGTCCCTGGAGCAGCTGTCTCCGGTCTTCATGGAGATCCCCGGCAAGGGGCACTTTTTCGCTGAGCCGCTGGCAAAGACCGGGGCGTCGGATGACGTGCAGCTCTACGGCGAGATCGGCCTGGAGTACGGCAACGAGAAGGCTCACGGCGTCCTGACGGTGGCTGCTGGCTGACGCGGCATGGGGGTGCCCCACAGTGCGCGGGGCGCCCCCGCCTGCCTCAGAGAGAGAGGAAATCATGAGAATCACTTGCCACAAGCACCCGTCGTTGCTGGTGACTACCCCGCACGTGCAGTTCGTGGATGGGGTCGCTGACGTCGACGAGGAGACGCTCACCGCTCTGACGCCACTCCTGGAGGAGTGGGGTATCGACGCCGCCGATATTGGTGGCGAGCACGCCGAGACCAGCCCCGAGGAGTCCACGGAGCCCGAGGACCCCGAGGACGCCACCCCGCCTGAGGAGGAGACCCCGAAGCGGGGCAAGAATGGCTGACACCTTCGCCACGGTCGAGGACCTGGAGGCGCGGTGGCGTGGCCTGTCTGAGCAGGAGCACAAGCGGGCCGCGGTCCTCCTGGAGGACGCGACGGACCTCATCAAGTCCTCTGCGCCGCGCTGGCAGCACGCGTCTCTGTCTACACTGAAGCGCATCGCCTGCGCGGTCGTGAAGCGCGCGTTGCAGGCCGAGCAGGGGGCGGCTGACGGGCTTCCGGAGCCCAGGGGCCTCCTGGCCAGTGAGATGCACACGACGGGCCCGTTCACTGACCAGTACGCCTACTCGAATCCGGAAGGCGATTTGTTCCTGCGGGCGGCTGAACTGAAGCAACTGGGCGGCCGATGTGGTGCGGCGTTCGAGGTGGATCTGCTGGCTCCGGCGGTGGCCCCGTGATCGCCGCCGGCCTGGTCGCCGTGACGAGACTCAGGGCGGGCGACGGTGGCACAGACCAGTACGGTGAGGCTGTCCCCGGACCGGTCTTGGAGAGTGCCCTGCCGCCCGCCCTGCTCAACCCCGGCGGCACCAGCGAGCCGGTCACTGCCGGGTCAGCGCCGGTCGTCAGCCAGCCCACTCTGTACTGGCGCGGCAAGCACCCGGATATCCGCTCCAGCGATCTCCTGCGCGTCGCTGGCATCACGTACAGGGTCGAGGGTGCCCCGGCGCGCTGGCCCAAGGGCAGCGTGGTGACGCTCCACGCCGCCACCGACCCACGACAGACGGGGGGCACCTGATGGGCGTCGTGAGATTCAAGCTCGACCGCAAGGGCATCCGGGCGCTCGTGTCCTCAGATGAGGCCCAGGGCGTCGTCAACGAGGCCGCCGAGGAACTGCGCGCCCGCGCGGGGGATGGTTTCAAGGTGCACTCCTCCAACAAGGGGAAGCGCGCCCGCGCCTACATCCACGCCGGCACGAAGGATGCGGGCATGGAGCAGATCAAGCATCACACCCTGGAGAGGGTGCTGGGCAGCATCGGGGGAGGTGACGGCTGATGGCCGGCACATCGAGGGACACGAAGGCCCTGGTGATGGCCATGTTGAAGGCGGCCCTGCCTGACGTGCAGGTCGTGTCCACCGTCCCCTACGCGAACGGGTATCCGCCGGATCCTCTGGTCCTGGTGATCGCTACGGGCGGGCAGGGCCAGCACCAGAGGGTCCTGAGTACCGGTCAGGTCACCATCGACAGTTTCGCTCCCACTACGGGCCAGGCAATGCGCCTGGCCCTTCGCGTTGACGCAGCGATCAACGCCCTCGTGGCCGGTCACGACCACCCGGTCATGAAGGTCACGGGGAACGCCCCAGCAGAGTCGCCCGACCCGACTATCACGGCCGCCCGCGCGACGGCCACCTACCAGATCACCACACGGAACCAACCGTAAGGAGAACACCAATGGCAGTGAATGCCGACAACGTACTCGGCTTCGGGTCGGACGACGACAGTCTCTACCTGGGCGCCTACGACCCCACCCTCGCCACCAAGATCCAGGGCCTCACCACCGCCGTCCCCACCGCCCTGAAGGACTGCGGGTGGCTGTCCGACGACGGTATCAAACTCACGATGGACGACTCCGTCACCAAGATCAAAGGCCACCAAGGCCATGGCGTGGTTCGCACGTTCATGGACTCTTCGGAGACTGGCCTGGAGGCGGCCCTGCTCGAGTCGCAGTTGGATATCGTGACCCGCTTCCTGAACGCGAAGGCGGAGAAGATTCAGGAGCAGATCGGGGCCGGCCCGCAGAAGACCGACGTCGCCAAGTTGACGGCGAAGGCGCAGCGCACGGTGACCGTGCTCAGTGGCGTGCTCGATGTCTTCGACACCGCCTCCACCGGGGACGCCCGCACCCGCATGCGGATTATCTTCCCCCGCCTGGAACTGGGCGAGCGCGGCGAGGTCGCGTTCAAGGTCGGCGAACTGACGGCTTGGTCCTACAAGCTGAGCGTCCTGGGCGACTACGTGATCTACAGCAACGCGAAGTCGCTGATCCCGGCCTGATAGGCCCTCATTCTCCCTGCCCCGGCGCGGATGGTCGGTCCCTGCGCCGGGGTGGGGTCACCACACACCTGGGACCGCCACCACCTGAAAGGGACCGACATGACTAGCAAGAAGACGAGCAAGACGGCCGAGCACGCCCGCGAGATTGGGGCCGCGACGCCGAAGGACTTCCAGGAGGCTGAGGCCAACGGGGGCCGCATCGTGGAGGTGACCGTCGACGGCCTGACCGTCGCCGTCGACCCGACCGCCTTCCAGTCCGACTGGGAGGTGATCGAGGCGCTGGCCGCCATGGAGGATGGTAGCGCTTCCCCGGCCGCGATGATGCGCGTCACCAGGGCTGTCCTGGGTGACGCCTACGACGAGGTGAAGGACCACGTCCGCAAGGACGGGAAGGTGTCGGCTGACGCTATGGGCGGCTTCCTTCAGCAGGTTTTCGAGGTCCTGAACGCGGGAAACTGATCGGCCTCCCTGGGCTCCTGCGGGAGTATGGGGAGGAGATCGAGGCCGACCTGCTCAGGGTCTATGGCGTCGACTTGCTGGACTTGTGGCGTGGCCGGCTGACGCCTAGGCGGCTGCTGGTCCTCATCCGGGGCCTCCCGCCCGGCAGCGCCCTCGGGCGGGCCATGGGTGGGGATGTCGCCCTCTCCGATGAGGTGACCGCCGTCAGGATGGCTGCCTGGCAGATTTGCTGCTACATCGCCTCCGCTGTCGGAGCCAAGCAGAGTGAACTGCCGAAGCCGCCTGAGCCGCCCGAACCGGGCTGGCAGGCGAAGGCTAGGGAGGCGCAGGAGAGGCAGGACGCTAAGGCCCGCCGCTGGCTCGCCAGGCACCCAGAACTGGCCGCCCAGGCCAGCACATAACCAACACGAGGGAGGCCCCACAGTGGCGTGCTGTGGGGCCTCCCAGCATATAGAGGAGGGGCCGGGATGGCTGGTAGCAAGCCCACGGGACACACCATTGGCACAGCCTGGATTCAGGTTGCCCTCTCCACCAAGGCGATCTCCCAGCAGCTCAAGGAGGCCCTGGGGGACGTCGACACTCGGCCGGCCGAGCGGAAGATCACGAGCGGCCTGGGTGGCGCTTTCCAGAAGGTCGGGAAGATCGCGGCCGGGGCGCTGGCTGTCACGTCCGCTGTCGGACTCGCTGCGGGTTTCTCGGATATCGCGAAGCAGGCCATCGACGCCTCCGACGCGACGAACAAGTTCAAGAACACCCTGGGCTTCGCGGGCAAGTCCGCGGCCGACGTTGACCGGCTCACCAAGAGCACGAAGGAATACGCGGACAAGACCGTCTACGGCCTGTCCGATATTCAGTCGATCACCGCCCAACTGGCGTCCAACAATGTCCAGGGCTACGACAAACTCGCCGAGGCTGCCGGTAACCTGAACGCCGTCGCCGGTGGAAATGCTGAGACATTCAAGTCCGTCGGCATGGTGCTTACCCAGACCGCCGGTCAGGGGAAACTCACCACCGAGAACTTTAATCAGTTGGCTGACGCGGTTCCTGGCGCGTCAGGGAAACTCCAGCAGGCCCTCCTTGAGGCTGGTGCTTACACGGGGAATTTCCGTGAGGCGATGGAGAAGGGCGAGATCACCGCCGAGGAATTCAATGCCGCGGTGATGGATCTTGGTATGACGGATGTCGCCAAGGAAGCGGCGACGTCGACCAAGACGATTGAGGGCGCCTGGGGGAACCTTGAGGCCGCCCTTGTGTCTGGTGCGATGGGTATCGTCGACCAGATCAAGCCTGCCTTGACTGACTTCATGGGGAATGTCGCCACCGGAGCCGAGGCGGCTTTCGGGTGGATCAACGACAAGCTTGTCCCTGGGATTCAGGGCGTCTGGGACATTCTCTCCAAGGGGAAGTTTGATGGGTCCGATAAACTCTTCGGCCTCGAAGAGGATTCCGGTATTGTCGACTTCCTTTTCAAGATCGGCGAATCCGCCCGTGCGGCCGGCGACTGGATTACCGGCACCCTGGTTCCCGGTCTACAGGGTGTCGCTAGCATCCTTTTCTCCGGCGACTATCAGGGACCTGATTCGCTATTCGGCCTCGAAGAGGATTCTGCCCTGGTGGATTTCCTCTTCAGTGTCCGTGACGCCGCTATCGAGGCCGGCACGTGGATCAATGACACGCTGATTCCGTCGGTGCAGGGGCTCACGGAGATCATCTTCACCGGGGAGACGGACAAGCCCCTTTTCGGGCTCGACCCGAATTCCCCGCTGACCAGTTTCCTGGAGGGCCTGCGTGACGCCATCGTCAAGGTGGGTGACGCCCTCTTGACGGCGACGGCCTGGGGTATTGAGCACAAGGGGATGCTGTCGACCTTGGCCGTCACGGTCGGCACCGCGGCCACCGCCTTCTATGGCCTCCACAAGGCCACGACGACGATTGACGCGATCAAGCAGGCCGGCAGCATCCTGAAATGGGTGACCAGCCTCAAGTCCATGGAAGGCGCTGTCAATGCCGCGAAGAATGCCCAGGCGGCCTTCAACGTGGTCTCGAATGCGAACCCGTACATTCTCATCGTGACGGCGATTCTCGCCGTCGTCGCCGCCCTGGCGTGGTTTTTCACCCAGACGGAGACAGGCAAGAAGGCGTGGGCGGCTATCACCGAGGAGTTCCACAAGTTTCTGGACTGGATTGCCCCATACTGGGATGCGACCCTGAATGCTCTCAGCTCGGCCTGGAATACGGTGTGGAACGCCGTGTCTGGGTTCTTCACCTCCTACGTGGTGCCGGCTATCACGGGCGCTGTGGGCATTCTGGGGGGCATCTGGAACGGGCTCGTGAGCATCGTTTCTGGTGTCTGGTCGGGTATTCAGACTGCGGTGCAGGCGGTCGCGGACTGGTTCAGCACCTATGTGGTGCCGGTTTTTGAGGCCGTGTGGACGGCTATCAAGGTCGGGATTTGGGCATTATCCATTCCGTTCATTGTGGTCTGGACTCTGATTCAGGTCGCGGTCCAGTTGGCTGTGGATTGGTTCATGGCCTACGTGGCCCCAACACTGGCGACGGTCTGGTCGTGGATTGTGACCGGCGCACAGTATTTGTGGGTTGGGATTCAGGCTGTGTGGGCCGGGATTCAGGCTGCCGTCGGCGTCGCTGTCGACTGGTTCAACGCCTACGTCATGCCGGTTCTCTCCGCTGTCTGGTCGGGGATTCAGGCGGGCGCACAATTCCTGTGGGCCGGCATCGTCACGATCTGGAATGGGATCAAGGCGGCCGTGCAAGTGGTGGCAGATTTCTTCACTGCCTACGTCATGCCGGTCATCTCCGCAGTGTGGACCGGGATTCAGGTAGGCGCCCAGTTCCTATGGAATGGCATCGTCACGATCTGGAATGGCATCAAGTCGACTGTTCTCACGGTCGTTTCGTGGTTCCAGACCTATGTGCAGCCCGTCATCTCCACGGTGTGGAACGGCATCAAGAATGGTGCCGACCTCCTGTGGGGCGGAATCAAGACCGTCTGGAACGGCATCAAGAGCACCATTAACACGGTGGCATCTTGGTTCCAGGACACTCTGAAGCCTATTTTCGACACGGTCACGACGAATATCAAAAAGGCTTTCGAGAACATGAAGTCCGGTATTCAGACCGTGTGGGACTCCGTTAAGGGGATCGCTGCAAAGCCGATCAACTTCATCATTAATACCGTTTACAAGAATGGTATTAAGAAGACGGCCGATTCCATTGCGGAGAAACTGGGGCTCTCGCTCCGCCTCCCGGACGTCAGCCCAATCCCAGGGTACGCGACCGGTGGTGTCCTTCCCGGATACAGTCCGGGACGGGACATCTACCATTTCTACTCGCCTGACGGTGGTGGCGCTATTGCCCTGTCTGGCGGTGAGGCCATCATGAGGCCGGAGTGGGTGAAGGCGGTCGGCGGCCCCGCCGCCGTCCACCGGATGAACGCCGCAGCCAGGGGGAGTAGCGGGGCGCACATCCCCGGCGGGGACACGGGCGCGAAATTCGCCGCTTTCGCCAAGGGCGGCATCTGGGACAAGATCAAGGGAGCCGCCAGCAGCGGATGGGATGCGGCCACCGGCTGGCTCTCCAGTGCAGCGGATGCGGTCGCCTCGATCATCTCCGACCCGCTCGGGGCGGTCGAGAACCTTATCCGCATCCCCATGAATGCCGTCATGGGCGGCCTGCCCGGATCCGGCTTCTTCAAGGACATGGCGGCCGCACTGCCCGGCAAGTGGGTTGACGGTTTCGGTCAGTGGCTCAAGAGCAAGACCGCGACCATGGCCGCCAGCGACATCGTGAACGCCGCGAGGAAGGCGATCGGCGCAACCTACGTGTGGGGCGGATCCTCGATCCCGCCCGGCGTCGACTGCTCCGGTCTCGTGTACTGGGCGGCCCACCAGATGGGCTCCCAGATTCCGCGCCTGACGGCGGCCGGCTATCAGGCTGGCAGCACGCCCGGCGGGTCCTACAACACGCCTGGCACGCTCCTGTTCTGGGGCGCTCCGGCGCACCACATCGCCATCGCCTCCGGTAACGGCATGATGGTCGAGGCCCCGACTTTCGGGATCCCGGTCCGTGAGACCCCGATCTACGGCAGCCCGAGCACCGGGCTCTACAAGTTCGACAGCGGGGGCCTTTTGCAGCCGGGGTTGACGACGGTCCTCAACGCCACCGGGCGCCCGGAGCCGGTTTTCACCGGCGGCCAGTGGTCGAAGATCGACGACCTCCTGTCCAAGGGCGGCAACGCGCCGAGCGTGCTGGAGGTGCGCGACGTCGACGGCGAACTGGTCGGCCGGATGCGCGTCGAGGCCGAGCGTGTCGCCGTCGAGGTCTCACGCAACGACTGAGAGGAGCCATGATGGCGCTCAAGGGCTGGATCGGCACGACGTCGGGCCTGCCGTCCCTGCTGGTGGATGGGCCGGTCACGGTGACCGCTGGTGACCGTGTGCTGGCCCGCCTCGGGGAGGGGCAGCACCTCATCGCTGACGGCCTGGCCGCGCCCGGCGTCGAGGTCACCTACAGGGCGGGGGGCGACACTGTGTCGCTCACCCGCCCCGTCGGCGATTGGTACGGGGTGCACGTGGCCGGCAGGGACGGCCGCAGCGCACCCGGCCTCATCTACGTCAGCAATGAGGACCCCGTGGAGTGGTCCTCGAAGGCCAGTCGCGTCGGCGGGGTGACCCGGTGGGCACTCCGGGATGAGCCCGAGACGGGGAGCGGCGTCATCGCCTGCCACCCCGACGCCGAGCCCTACCTGTGGTGGGTGCTCCAGGCTCACCACCCGATCATGCTGATTCCGGCCGCCCCGACTGCTGGGGTGCCGCCGAGGATGGTCATCGTCACCGGCGTCTCTCGGAGGCGTCTCTTCGATGATCTGATCGAGCTGACGGTGAAGTGGACGGCGCACGAGCCCCGCGAGGACGGTGCCCCGATGGGGGCTGTCCCGGTGACTACCTGGGGTGAGTGGCAGGACTACGGTGAGGCGCACCCGGAGACTCCGGGCTGGCAGGCGTGGTCTGCGCTTGAGGTCGCTAAGCGCGTGCAGGGGATGCCATGAGGCCGGGGCCGTCTACTGAGGCGCTGGCCGGGCCTGTCGCCGTAGGGGCTAGGATTGACGTCCACCTGGGGCGGGCCGTGGTCGCCCTGGACGTCCCGTGCGAGGACGTGCAGATCGACTGGTCCGGCGACCGTGTGGTCCCCGGCAAACTGTCCTTCACCTGCCCGTCAGGGTGGGTGCCAGAATCGCCAGCCGACCCGCTCGCGAACTACGGCCAGCGCAGTCACGTCGTCGCCGTCCTCGAAACCCCGGCCGGCCGGGATGAGGTGGACCTGGGGTGGTGGCAGCACCAGTCCTGGGAGGAGGACACCTCCGGGAAGGTGAAGGTGGAGTGCCTGGACTTGCTCCAGGTGCTTGAGCAGGATCCGATGGCGTGGCCGTCGTCCCCGCCTCGCGGGGCGACTGTGCTGTCCGAGGCTCAGCGCCTCGCTGGGACTCTCCCGGTGGTCCTGGACACGGGCACCCCGAATCCTCTGGTGCCCACATCCACGCAGTGGGGTCACTCTAGGACTGAGGCTATCCGGGACCTGTGCCACCCCAGGGGGATCAACTGGGCGGTCAAAGCGGACGGCTGCCTGCACCTGTGGGCGCAGACGACTGCCCGCAACCCGGTGGCCCGCTACACGGGCCGCGACCTCCTCGTGGAGGCGCCCCGCAAGAGTGTGGAGCGCCGCCCGAACCGGTGGGTGACCGTCGGTAGCCCGCAGCAGACCAACGACAAGAAACCAGCCGTGAAGTGGACCGGCACCGCGACGGCGGCCTCCTGGCCCTACGAGCCCAGCATCTACGGGTGGGTGACCGAGCGCAAGGAGGTCAACTCCGCTGACAGCCGTGCCGCCGTCCACAAGGCAGCGCTCACGAACATGGAGACGTCCCTCGCGGCGGCGTCGAAACGCTCCGTGGAGATCGCCCCTGACCCCCGCTTGGAGGCCGGCGACGTGATCGCCGTCCACACCGACGCGAACGAAATCATCGTCGGCAAGGTGACCGCCTACAGCCTGCCGGTGGACAAGCCGGGCGGGCAGATGAGAGTCGACGTGGAGGAACTGGCATGGTGAGACCGAACCTGTGGATCGACCGCAAGCCGTCCCCCAGGACGGCAGTGGCGTCGCAGCAGGCGTCCTACGGCTCCGGCAGTCAGGCCGGTACCTGGGCCACTGGCCGCGTCGTCGACATCGAGGATGGCGGCATGGTCCGCGTCGAGCTGCCGGCGGATGACCCGGTGAGTGAGGTCGTCGCCCCGGCCGACGGCGGCGTGACCGCCATCGGCGCTGAGTGCGTGTGCCTCCAGGACGGCACCGGCCGCGTCTACCAGGTGGTGAGCCCTGCCTCCCTGCCTGAGGGCGGGCAGGCCCGCGCGACGGGCGCGACGGGCCGAATCGCCCTGGAGGCGGCCGGCACGAAGGCAGAACTGGACGCCGCCAAGGCTGAGATCGAGGCGGCGCAGAAGCGCCTGGGTGAGGAGGTCAAGGCCGCGAAGGACGCCGCTGCGACGTCGGGTGAGGCGGCCGCGAACGCCCTGAAGCGGGCGATTGGTCGCGTGACCGTCGCCGGGACCGCCCCGGACTCCCCCGTGGACGGGGACCTGTGGGTGGTGACCGGCGCGGGCCAGCAGGCCACCGGTGTCAAGGTGTGGTCAGGGCAGGAGAAGGCCTGGCAGGACTACATGCTGGTCGCCGGCAAGGTGCTGGTCCCCGGCACCGTCGGTAACGTCCAGCTGGCCGACGGCGCTGTCACCGCCCCCAAGATCACCGCCTCGGATGAACTCTGGGCCAAGGTCGCGACCTTCGCGAAGGTGACGACGCAGATGCTCCAGGCCGGATCCGCGAAGATCACCGGGGAACTGCTGGCTGACACGATCCGTCTGTCTACGCGGATCGTGGCCGGTGACCCCTCTGGGGACGCGGCGATCATGGACTCCTCGGGTCTGCACGTGGTGAAGGCGGTCGGGAACCAGCCCACCGAGGTAGTCACGCTCGGCACCAGCGGCTCAGACTTCCTGTCGATCACCGGCACGGACGGCCTGGCGAAGGCGACGATCACCGGAGACGGCGAGGTAACCGCACAGTCCCTCTCCGTGGCCGACCGAATCACCTGGCGCGGCACCGACCTGGCCGACACCCTGGCCGCCCTGCCCAGGGGCGTGATCGGCTGGGGTGACTGCTGGTCATGGGGGGGCAATGAGAGCCATATCGTGCGCTCAGTCGACTCCATGTACGAGATCGTCGTCGACCTCGAAGCGGGGAGACTCTACCAGGCGACCACGATGCTGACGTGGTACTCGATCAAGCAGAACAGCATGCTTGAGGCCAGATTGCAGGGCTCTCCGGTCAACGGCGGAGCGCAGGACACCTTCGAGTTCCGTGTGCGCCTAGTGTCGGAGAACCGGAACCAGTTGCAGACCAGCCACGCGGCGTTCCAGCCGTTCACGGTGGTGACGTCGGGCACGTACCGGCTGCTGTTCCTGGCCGCGTCAACCTACGGGGCAGAGGGCGTCATGCTGACGAAGAGCGACGCATCCCTCCCGACCCCCTATGTGCTGGTGCAGGACCTGGGGTTGGCCCCGGAGAAGACTGTCCAGTCGAATCACACGGTTTCCCTTGGTGCCACGAAGCCATCGGAGCAGCCGCAGCCGAAGCGGAATTATGTCAAGAAGTACCGATCGAATTGGTGGCGCGCATATTCCAATGGCAGCCCGGATTCGTCATGGCCTGACAATATGCCGCAGGGTTCTTACGGTTCTTGGACCTACAATTCCTTGATTGGTTTCCCGAATATGACGGCCGACCTGGCTGGAGCCACGATCACGAACATGCGGGTCTACGCCTACAGCAAGCACTGGTATGGGCAGACCGGCGTCGCCAGCATCGGGTCCCACGGTTTCCAGTCCGCGCCCGGATCCTACTCCGGTGGCGGCAACCGCTGGTATGAGTCCGGCGGCTGGGGCCGCGGCGACGGCCGCTGGATCCAGATCCCCCGAGACCAGTGGAACAGCTGGAAGGGTGGCTATTTCCGCGGGATCTCCTTTGAGACCAAGGGGAACGCCAGTTACGGCTACTGGTCACACGACCTGACAATCGAAGTCAGTTACACGAAGTAACGAGGAGGACACATGCCCACGAATCACTGGAAGGGAGTCCCGGTCCCGGAGGCTGGGGACGACCTCCTGTCCGCGTGGCCGAACGCCCTGGACGCCGCGGGGATCATCTTCCCCGCCCAGTCCGTAGCCGCCGGCCGGGAGATCCTGTCGAAGGCCGAGGCCGCCGGCCACGCCCCCACGGCAGCCCACCCCGCCTACCTCGACGTCGGCGGCATCCTCTACCGCTCCGACGGCTCCAAGAACGGCGGAACGTGGATCCTGCGCCCTATCAATGAGGTGCAGGCCGCGGAGGCCAGCGTCGTCGTCGCCAATACCCTGAAGCTCGGCAACAATCAGTACTCGGGGGCTGCCCAGGTTGACCTGGGTGTGCGCCCCTACGACCGGATTGTCCAGGTGTCATTCACGGTATGGGGCCGTGTCAGCGCGGGCGACATTGACGCCACCGTGCTTCTCCTGGACCGCCCCTACAGGGCTCGATTCCCCAATGACTCCACTGGCGCGTCCGTGACCGTCACCGGGATTCGTGTGGTCCCCGCGGGCCAGGATCCAAAGATTCGCTGCGGTTTTACCGGAGCGTACGGAACAGGCGGAACATTCTCCATTAGTGGGGACTCCGCCTACTCCACCCTATTCGCAACCGCACTACCAAGGAGTATGGGCTAATGCCTGCTGGATATCTGGACACGTCAGAACGCGGCCTCAAGGCTATGACCGACACCGACTTTAACGGCCTGGCCGAGCGAGTCTCCACCGAGTTCGCCCGCCGCGAGTACCTGCGCAACTGCAAGGAGGAGGTCGACAAGCGCGTCGACGCCTACATGCAGTCCGTCTCCGGGGAGGCGAAGGACATCAAGAGCCTCCAGCCTGACGCGATGGTGGGGCCGGGTGAGCGGATCATCGTCACTGGCAAGTACTACAAGAACGTCTCCCGCGCCTGGCTCAATCCCTTCAAGGCCGGTCCGGTCAATTTCGCCGCGGGCTGGGAGGAGCAGCAGGGAGGCGTGGCATGACCGTCGGCAGCGTCACCGCTGAGATCGCCCGGCGAATCTGCGACGAACAGAACGTGGGCTACTCGCAGCCCGAGCGCCGCAGCTGGTACGCGGCCGCTGACGCGCACGGACGGGTCTCCAGCCCCCAGAACGCGGACTGCTCCAGTCTGGCGTGCGGGGCCATCTCCTACGGCATCCACCACACCTACGGGGTGCCGTGGGGGCACTCCGCGTTGCTCGAAATTAATGACTATTGGACCGGCAACATGCGTGCCGGCATGGAGTCGCACGGCTTCAACGAGGTCCCGTGGAACGACGCTGACCTCACCCCGTCCGGCGGCTTCCAGGTCGGCGACATCATCCTCTCGGCGGGCAACGAGGGCGGCGTAGGCCACGTCGTGGTCGCAGTCGAGGGCGGCGGCGACCCGCTCGTGGCGGAGGCGTGGATCGCCGAGGACGGCTCGATTGCGGGCACCGCGGGGGACCAGACCGGGCAGGAGACGCGGACCGAGCGCTACAGCGAGCACCCGCACACTCAGCGAGGCGCGTGGACCTCCTGCCACCGCTTCAACGAGAGCAAATTCCTGTCGCAGTGGCCCCAGTTCGCCAAGTGGAAGGCGTCGGCCCCGGCCTCCAAGCCGGCCGCTCCGGCATCTCAGGCTGCCGCGCCGCAGCACGCGCACGGCATCGACATCTCCAGCCACCAGGGCGGGCTCAATATCGGCGCGATCTGGGCTGATTTCGTCATCGTCAAGGTGACGGAGGGAACCGGCTATGAGAATCCGTTCTGGCGTGCCCAGGCGGAGGCAACACTGGCCGCCGGGAAGAGGCTGGGGCTCTACCTCTTCGCCAACGACGAGGGCGCGGACGAGCAGGCCCGCTACTTCCTCGACCGCGCCAAGAGCTACGCGGGAAGGGCGACGTTCTGGCTGGACTGGGAGGCTGACGCCCTCAACCTGACCCCCTCGGACGCCCTCGTGATCCTCAACCAGATGGTCGCCGAGATCGGATCCACTCCGGGCATCTACCTGAACGGGGCGGGCCTGGAGAGCGGAGACTGGTCCGCTGTGGCCGGCCGTTTCCCGCTGTGGTACGCCGGTGGGCCCGAGTACAGCGACTACGGCCGCGCCTACTCGGACCCCGCCGTCCCGACCGTCCCCTACTGGGGCGGCAACGTCCTGATTCACCAGTACACCGAGGACGGCTACCTGCCTGGCTACAGCAAGCGTCTCGATCTGGACCGTCTGCGTGACCGCAGCGCGTGGGACACGATGAAGGGCGGCGGCCAGGTCGCCGCCACCGCGCCAGCGACCGCCCCAGCGTCGTCGGCGAGCCCCTACACCGGAAAGAAGAACAAGAGCGACGGCCAGAGCGAACTTGTCTGCAACGGCGTCTTCGGTATCGCGACGATCGGGCGGCTCCAGCAGGTCATGGGGACCCCGATCGATGGCATCCTGAACGAGGACGGCAGCCCGGCGGTTGAGCGGCTTCAGTCGTTCCTGAACGCGGCCGTGAAGGCCGACCAGCAGCAGGCGCTCAACGATTCCCCGGCGCTCGACGTCGACGGCGTCCTTGGGGCTGACACGTGGAGGACGTTGCAGTTCCTCATCATGGCCTGGCATCGCGAGTACCTGCCGGCAGGCTGGGACTTCGCTGACTGGGTTGACGGCGAGGCCGGCCCCGCCACGATCGGCGCACTCCAGCGCGCACTCAACAACAGCCGGGCAAACAGCGGCCGCCTCTGGTGACCGCCACCCAACAAGGAAGGAACAACATGGGAAAGCATGAGGCTACCGCCTCCCAGGTAATTCATCCGTCGCGCGCCGTCATCCGGACGGTCTTCCAGGCCCTCGTGGGCCTGTGCGCCCTGGCTCCGGTGGTCTACACGGCCGCCAGCCAGCAGGACCCGGCTGTCGCCACTGGCGCTGCCGCTGGTGTCCTCGCCATCACGGGTGCGGTCACCCGCATTATGGCCCTACCTGGTGTGGACGCCTGGCTGCGCATCTACGTGCCGTGGCTGGCCGCCGCCCCGGCTGAGACGCAGCAGCCCGCTATCAGCGAGCCTGAGGCGTCCTGATGGGCCTGGGCCGCCGCATCTGGGGGACCCTCCATGAGCCCCGTATCGTCACTGCCCTGATGGTGGCGACGTATGGGGTCGTGGCGGCCGCCATGGCCCTCATCCTCACCAGCCCCCACATCCAGCCCTGGGACGTCGCCCTAGGGTGCGTCGTCACCATCATCGGGTGCCTGCTGGGCGCCCCGTCCGCGTGGCGGGGCTGGTGGGGAGTCGAGGGGCCAGCGGCGGCCCTCACCGCCCTCGGCCTCCTCGCCGTCGCCGTCGAGGACACTCTACGTGCGCTCACCACTGACCGGTGGCCGGGCTGGCCGCTCCTTATCATCATCGCTCTCCTCCTCATGATCGCCCAGCGGATGGCCCGCACCTGGGGTCGCGCGTGGGAGCCCGGCCGTGAGCCGGACACCCCACTTCGTCGGGCACAGATCGGTGTGACCGTTGCGAAAGCTCGCGAGGCTGACGCAGCGGCCCGCGCCGCAGAGAGAGGAGATACGGGATGCGAGCAGCCGACCTGATCGCCGTCGTCATCACGAGCGGCCTCGCCGCTACTCTGGTCGGGCAGATCGGGTCCGCTATCCGGGCTCTCTGGCGCGCCCGTCAGGGGCGGGAGACGGAGGTGCAGGCCGCCCGTCGAGAGGCCGCTCAGTGGGAGATGGTCGCACGTAGGACGCGCGCGATCGCCCTCGACCGTGGGGCGCCCTTGGGGGACCTGCCGCGTGGTCCTGGGGAGTCTCCGATCGGGGACCTCGCTGACGACTGAGAGGCCCATATGAGGCCTAGGCGCCCCCACTACCCGAGTAGGTAGTGGGGGCGCCTTTCGTCGTCTCTGTGGGCTGTTTGTGGCGTGATTCCGCGGTTTGTGCGGCGTTCCGGAAAGATGGCTAGTTGATGGCTGGTTTTGGGATGGCTGGTCGGTGGCTTAGTGAGTGTTTTCAGGGGGTCACCCTTGGGTTGACACCTGCTTTGGGAGCAGGGGGCCGCGGGTTCAAATCCCGCCAGCCCGACCGGGAAGCCGCAGAATCAAGCCACATCACGGGTTACCTGCTTGCCCCCTCATATGCTATCCTGGGCCACAGATGGCTAGCCGAATGGCTAGCCGCCGACCAGGGAGGGCTATCCGATGGCATACGGGGAAGGCACCGTCTACCAGCGCAAAGACGGCAAATGGATAGCCAGCGTCGAGGCTGGCTACACGCCATCCGGCGGCCGACGCCGCATCACCCGAGCGCGAGCCACCGAGGCCGAGGCCAAGCGCGCCCTGCGCTCCATCCGCCGGGAGGTCCTCGCTGAGCAGCAGTCCACCGTCGTCAGCCCACGCACCACCCTCAAGGCATGGATCGACACCTGGGCCGTCGACTACAAGCGCACCGCCCGCCCCCGCACCTACAGCAACGACCTCGCCCTCCTCGGTAAGTGGGTCACCCCCACCATCGGGCACCGCCGCCTCACCGACCTCACCGTCACCGATCTACGCAAGGTGGAGGCCACGATGCGTCGCGACGGGAAGTCGTCGACGTCGATCCGCTACGTCCGGCTGATCCTCCACCGCGTCCTCAGGGCCGCCATCGTCGAGGGCCACCGCATCCCCGACTCCGTCATGCTCGCCCCCAAGCCCAAGGCCGCCGCCTCCAAGCGGCAGGCCATCCCCGCCGCTAGCGCCGCCACCCTCCTGAAGGCCGCCACCGAGCCCGACACCTGGCCTCCCCTGCCCGACGCCACCAGTGGCCCGACCCAGCGCGCCCGCCGCCTCGCTAGCGTGCAGGACGCCTCCCGGTGGGTCGCTGCCCTCCTCCAGGGGATGAGGCAGGGGGAGTGCCTGGGACTCACCTGGGACCGGATCGACCTCGACGCCGGCACGCTCACCGTAGACCGCCAGCTCGTAGAGATGACCGCCGCCGAGGACATCACCGGCACCGACGGCGTCACCTATGAGCACCTGATGGACGGCTACTACTGGGGGCCGGTCAAAACCGCGGCGGGCTCCCGCGTCCTGCCGCTGGTGCCGTGGATGGCAGCGGCCCTGACCGCTTGGCAGGACCACTGCCCCGAGTCCCCCTACGGGCTCGTGTGGCCCCGCCCCGACGGCGGCCCATGGTCAAAAAAGGACGACCGCCTGGCGTGGCGCGCCCTCCAGGACGTCGCTGGCGTCCACAAGGAGGATGGGGGGTACTATCTCGTGCACGAGGCCCGCCACTCGACGGCGACACTCCTCATGGCCGCCGGTGTCCCCGCCACCGTCGTCATCGCCATCATGGGCCACACCGCGATCACCACGTCGATGGGCTACCAGCACGCCGACCTGGATCAGGCCCGCCAAGCTCTTGAGGCCGTCGCACCCCGCCTCGGCCTCACCTCCACCCCAACCCCATGAAAGGAAACCTCACCATGTCACTTTTCCACTCCGCCCAGTTCAAGGCGAACGACGGCAAGATCACCGTCTTCTCCGATGGTTCAGTCGGCGTCCCGAAGCGCCTCACCGTCATCCCCCCGGCCGACGTCGTCGACATCGTCGTCGAGGACGGTCAGGCGGCCAGCAAGCGACTCACCGCCACCCGCGTCGCCGCCGTCGGCATCTTCGCCCTCGCCATCAAGAAGAAGGTCGCGGCGACGAAGTTCCTCATCGTCGAGACCGTCGATGATGCGCACGTCGTCGAACTCGACGTGAAGCGCTACGGGGAGGCTCGCTCCTTCGCGGCGAAGGCCATGACCATCGTCCGTCAGGGGCAGGCGGCCGCGGCTGAGAAGGCCGCGCGGGAGGCCGAGTCGCCCGCCGTCGAGCCAGCCGACGACGTCGCTCCCGCACCGAAGCGCTGGTGGCAGAAGACGACTGGCGACCTTATCAATGAGCGTCGTGCCCGCAAGGGGAAGGAGCCACTGCGTTTCGGTGCCGCGTGACCGATTCTTTGACGAAATCGTTACCGTCTGACCGGCCTCCGCCACCGACAATCGTCGGTGAGGTCAGATGACTAGAGCCCCGCCCAGTGAATCTGGGTGGGGCTCTTTCGTCGTCTATGGGGTGCGGTCAGCAGGAGAACGCAGGCATCCGCTGCTCCTCGCGTAGGCGGTCCTCGGCACGGGAGATGATCGTGGAGGCGCTGACCCCGAGGGCATCAGCAAGCGCACACAGGGGCTCGAAGGTGATGGGCCGCTCGGCCTGTAGTAGGCGGATGAGAGAGCGCTTGGGGATACCTGAGGCGTCGGAGAGGCCGCTCACGGTCATGTGCCGCTCCTCGCGGAGCGTGCGCAGTTCGGCGGCCGCAGCGGCGTTGAGGCCGACCCCAGGATTCGTTGCTCGCGTGCTCATGTCTCCACTGTGCCACATTGGGCACCAAGATGACGGAACGGTAACGAAGTTCTGATGGGTTTCCCAGCGACTTGCCAGGTGCCCAAATGGGCACCTACTGTGGTCTACATGGACACCAACCCACCGCCCATCATTCGGGCGATCACCCACCAGATGGAGACCACAGGCACCAGCCTCCTCCAACTCAGCAAGGCCACAGACATCCCCCGCTCCACCCTCCAACGCAGACTCCGAACCGGCCGCGGCCTCCAACTCGACGAAATCAGCCGCATCGCCACCGCCCTCGGAACCACCGCCAGCCAGATCATCACCCAGGCAGAAGCCGCCTAACCCCTAAGGAAACCCCATGTGCAACCCCACCACCCAGCACCCCATCAGCGAGGCCATGCCTCTCGTGAACGCCCTCATCGCCGAGGCCGAGCGCAACTGCATCGACATCTATAAGGTCGACGCCTGGGCGCACCGCGGCGGCCAATTCCAGGTCGACATCCACGCCTACGATGGCGGATCGCAGGCCCTCGCCGACCTTCTCGGCCTCACCCCAGATGTCATTTTCACATCCCACGGGATGATCTTCCAGGGCGTCAGCCGCACCGTCGGCCGCTGGACCATCGAATCGCACTACCCCCTGGGCGATGACGTCGAGGTGGTCGCGGCATGACCACCTACATCCTCGGAGCCGTGGCCGCCGCCGCCATCCTCACCGAGGGCGTCCTCGCCGCAGCCCTCGGCCACCACACGGGAGTCCTCCTCCTCGCCGTCACCCTCACCGCCATCCTCGCCGCCCACACCATCCGCACCGAAAAGGAGAACCGATGAGCGTCGCCATCGCCTACAACCTCCAGCGCGCAAGCGAGTTGACGGGCCTCTCCGTCGACTTCCTCCGCCGCGCCATCAAAGCAACCGACCCCGACCTCCACCTCCCCGCCCGCCTCGCCGGCAGCCGCTACATCATCCTCGCCTCCGACCTGGAGGAATGGATGCGCAACCGCCCCGAAGCCTGAAAGGAACCCCCATGCCAATCTCCCCAGTCTCCAAAATCGTCCCCCTAGACGGCGGCCGCTACCACTACCTATGGCGGATGCTCCCCGACATCCCTGTCTCGCACCAGCGCGGCGAGGCAATCGCCGATCTCATGGATTTCCTCCGCACACTCGACATGGTCCTCCTGTCCGAGCCCAGGGCCTCGGTCCGACACGGAGCCAAGCCCGTCATGACTCTCGCCTTCGCCGCCCGCTACGCCAGCGACAGAGAGTCCCGCGCACTCCAGAAGCCCAACGACCAGGAAGAGACCGCAGCATGACCACCGCCAGCACCATCCACCCCCGCGAGCGCGGTTCTGTGCGCGCCAACGACCCCGTCACCAGCCAGTGGGCCGCCGACTCCATCACCGACGCCACCACATCGCAGGCCGTCGTCCTGAAGGCGCTCCGCGCAATCCAACCGCCACTCATGTTCACCCTCGGCGACGTCGAGCGATACACCTACCGCATCTTGTCCCCGTCTCGTGCCCGCACTGCTGTTAGGGAGTTGCAGGACAAGGGGCTCATCGCTGAGACCGGGCGCTACTGGACCACTCCCTCCGGCCGCAAGGCGCGCCTCCTCACCCTCACCGAGCGGGGGAGGGCCGCCGCATGACCGCCCTGACCATGGAACAGCGCCGCCACGATTTCGAGGCCATGCTCAGGCGGGCCGACCTGGCCCGAGCCACGATGCCCCCGTGTCGGACGGAGCTCGCTGAGACTGGTGGCCCTCTCGCACTCATCGCACGGGACGTCTCAGAACTGTGCACCGCCTGGGCCGAGTCCGCGCACCGGGCGCGCACCCACAAGCCCAGCGACCAGGCGCAGGCGCGCGCACGAATCGTCGCCGCACGCTGCCTCCAGGCCCTCAGCGAGCGGGACCCAGACGGCTATCTAGAGACCATCCTGAAGATGATCGGATACACGCTCCGCGGCCGAGACCTGGGCGTGGACCCCGCCGAGCGGATCGGCTGGCTCCTCAGCGCCCTAGGAGACCTCGCATCCTGCTACCACCAGGGCTACGACCCTAGCGGGGAGATCATCGTCTACCGCCTCCACGACCTCCTCTTCGAGGCCATCTGTGCGGCTCTGGCTGCCGAGCGCGGCCTCTGGCAGGAGGAGACATGACCCGCCTCCTCCTGCCGGGGCGGATTCGCCGCCACCTGGTCGAAGTCGGGGAGGTCACTCGCTACCAGGGCGGCACCTGGTTCATGCTCACCCGCCTCTGCGACCACGAGATCAAGATGGCCGGCATGCCGTTCCTCAGGGATCACTGCACCGTGGTCGAGTCCGCCGACCTCACCGACCCGCTCGTCTGCCCCGCCTGCCTCGCTGTCCACCAGCCCGCCGACGACGTCGACGAGACCATGGGGACCATCCCCCTCTTCGACCTATGACTACCCCCGTGATGACCGCTGAGGAGGCGGCCTGGGTGCGAGAGCACGCCTGGCTGCCTCCCATGCGGCGCGCCTACGCCCAGTGGCCGTTCCTCTACGACCGGTGCCCCTGCCGCCGCTTCCTCGCTCGTGGCGGGGCCTGCGGTGACTGCCAGGCGGGTGACCACGCCGCCTGCACTCACCGGATGGACCGCTGGCCGGCCGACGCGCCCCTCTGCTGGGTCACCGACACCCAGGGGCGCGTCCCGATCCTCGACGGCGTCGACTCCTGGCAGGCGTGGGACGCCCGCGCTACCCATGACCCCCGCTGCACCTGCTACCTCACCGGCCACGCTGACGCCGCGCCGGTGCCCGAGCAGGGCGACCTGCTCACTCTCCTAGCAGCCTAACTTCCCTACGAAACCAAGGAACACCAATGGATTCATTCTCTTTCTTCGTCCCCGGTGAGCCGATCACCGAGGGCTCAACCAAGGCGTTCACCTCGGGTCAGCGGGTGGTCGTCACCCACGACCGCGGCCCCGAACTCGACCAGTGGCGGCTCAGAGTCGCCAGAGCCGCCGAGGACGCCGCACGCAAGGCTGGCTGGGAGCCCCGCTACGACGGGCCCGTCGAGGTCACTACGGCCTTCCTCCTACCCCGCCCCAAGAGCGCTAAAGGCAGGGTCTTTCCGCATGTGAAGCCGGACCTGGACAAGCTTCAGCGTGCCGTGGGTGACGCCCTCGCCCCCTACAAGCGCCCCGGCGTCCTCAAGGATGACAGCAGGATCGTGGCGTGGCGCGCGTCCAAGGACTACGCCGACGGCTACAAGCCTGGCGTACTCGTCTACGTCTCCCGCGTCGACGAGGAGGGAATGTCAGCCACCTACAACTGTGCCGAGTGGCTGGAGGTCGAGGAGCGGAAGATTCAGGAGGACGCAGAATGAGCGACATCATCCGCGAGAGGTCGCCTCGTTCTCGTGGGCGCGTCAGGTGCGATGCCTGCGGCCGCCGCATCCCTAAGGGCGAGCAGTACGGCCGGGAGACGATCGCTGACCGCGGGGCGATCTGGGAGTGGCGGGAGTGTCGGCCATGCCAGGATGCGGCCAGCCACGTCGTGATGTGGCTTGGTCCCTACTATGACGACGCTGGCTACACGGGCGAGGACTTCCACGAGTGGGCGAAGGCGGTCATGGGGCACATACCCATCTGCTACTACCTGTTCCTGTACGCGGGCGTAGACGACTGGACCTACTACCTGGAGGACCTTGCTGACTCCGCCGCCGAGTGCGCGGCCGACGACGCCGACCCCGCGCGGGCGTGGGACGACGAGGCGTGGGCGGCCTTCACCTGGCGTATGCAAACCAGCCCCGTATTTAATGCCAGGAGGAAATGATGAGGATTCGGTCTATCAAGCCGGAGTTCTGGTCGAGCCCGGATATCGCAGCCCTGTCGGACAGTGATCGGCTGCTGTTCATTGGGCTCTGGTCGTATGTGGATGACCATGGCCGGGGCCGTGATGACGTGGCTCTGATCGTGGCCGCGCTGTATCCGCACGATATGGTCGCGAATCCTCGCGAGACTGTCGCGAAGGTTCGCGACGGTCTCGCGAGGCTTTCCGAAGCGGATTTGATCCTTCGCTATACCGTCGCATCTAGGACCTATTTCCTAGTAACGGGGTGGGGAAAGCACCAGAGGGTAGATAAACCGAAGGCGTCACGCATCCCCGAACCCGAAGAGGGGGGCGCCACCACTTTCCCGCAGAACGACGCCATTCGCGAAACCGTCGCAACAATTCGCGACACTGTCGCGACGCCTCGCGACACCCTCGCGCCTGGAACAGGGGAACAGGGGAACAGGGGAACAGGGGAACAGGGGAACAGTGAAGCGATCGACGAC